TGATTCCGGTTACAGTTCCGTCATCATCAATAACAACAACGTGCAGTGCATCGTTGTAACCACCTCTCTCAGTTACATACTGAGATGTTTGGGGTTTCTGAGCGATGGACTTCCAGTTGATTGTGGCATTGTCCAGACCCAAGGTCTGCTGATCATACCAGTCAACAACGGAAGAGGGAGTTTGTGCCAGGGTTGTGCCAGCAGCACCAGCCTGAGTCACAGTAAACAGAGAATCGGTGGTTTTGAATTCAAAGATACCACCTTCCGAATAAGTGACCTTGGTTTCTGTAGAACCACCGCCAACTTCTTCGACGCGAGAGACGATCTTAACGTCAATGCTGCTTGCTGTACCAGAGAGTGCCGTAGTAACACCAGTGATGATACCCTTAAGGAATCCGTTAAACTCTGAGGTTGAACCAGAACCGGCGATAACAACTCCGCTCATTGCGGCAGTAACACCGTATCCAACACTATAACCAGCACCAACCAGAGAAGTGGTTGTAATACCGATGGTTTGGTCAGCTACATCGTCGATGACGGCAACTTTTAAATTACGTGCCCAACGACCAGGAGTCTTAGCAGCCCAACCGAAATCGGTTGCAGTGGTGTAGTTATCTTGATAGTCTTCGTAACTCTTAATCTTCAGAGTTGTGGTGTTTGCAATACCAACTCCAGAGTTAGCATTCTTGAGTTCGTCATCATCAGTTCTGACTACCTTAAGAATACCACCGTATGAAAGGAATGACGCTGCAGTCATCCAATATTCATACTGAGCGTCGGTGCTCAAAGGCTTACCAAAAGTATTGATGAGATCCTGTTCAGTCTCAACAGTGATTGCCTCATCGATGGGACCTAACTCGAAAGGTCCAGCAATAGCGCCAATGTTATCGAGAACATTATCAGCTCTTCCGACTGTTAGATCAACTTCCCTGATTAATACACCAGGGGACACTAACTGAATCGCCATGTTTTTCTCCCTAAGGTCCCAATTCTTCTAAGATTATTTATTGAAAGCGACTTTTTCGTGGGGGAAACAGTGCATGAACTACCAGTCTGGATATTCCCATTTAGCATCATCTTGTTTTCGGGAACTGACGACTCTGCGAACAGTGCATTCCTTACATTCATAAGAATATGAGGATGGCAAAGTTCCCCTATTTTTTCTCGTTCTATAGAATCCATCGATCAGATTTTTCTCAACACCACAGACTCTACATTTCCTGTTTTGGAGAAGAAGGTGCCCAAGACTTATCTGCTCGTCGATGTCCATTACATGTAATCCCACATGTAAGATCTATCGCCATATTCATCTGCATACCATCTATCTCCATCGGCATCCACAAATGATGTTTCATCATTCAGTCCATCGCTCAAGAAACCAAATGGAGCCATGTCTTGTTCGATTTGATTCTTTTGCTCCTCATATAATCTTTTACGAACATCCTGATCAGTCAGTTCTTTAAAATAATCTTGTGCCACCAACCAGGCATAGATGACAAGACACATTGCAAGGTCATCGTTAGAACCCTCTTCTGCTTCAAAAGAATTACTCTTAGATACGAACGTTGTCAGTTCTGAGATAATATCATAATCTTTGAAAAGAATTTTGTCTGCCTCAACCATGGTCTTGAGGTTTAGAGATCCAACCTTCTTCACAGTCTTGGACATCTTGACACCTAATTGTGTCTTCTTACCTGAGAATCCTTGACCAACAATCTGACCAGCACGACCTCTCATGGAACACATGAGTAAGTTTTGATATTCAAGATCATATTGGATGATTGATGCAACCTGATCTCCAATATCATTCACCTCACAGAGAATGAATGCATCATTGTAAGCCTTACATGTTTCCCAGATAATGTTTGGGAACAACATTGGTTTAATATCATTTTTTCTATACTTTGCCACAAGTTGATGTGGGAACTCAGTAATATCAACAACGATGAAAGCGGAGTAATCCTCTCCAACACCACGAGCAACGTCAACTGTGCAAACATAGTCGCGACCAGGAACAGGTTCTGCAAAAACATCAAGACCCTTGTTTGACGTTAGAGGACTGTCATAAACCATTGACCGCAACTTACCTGGGGCAATCAGCGTATCAACAGATCCAAGGAACTCACACTCAAACTCAACACGGAACTGCTGCTCCGAAGTGTTCTTGATAGTTTGCTCTCGCCACTTCTCATCTCTACCAGGGACTTCTGACCAGTGAACCTGTGTGGGGACATATTCATTTGCACCGCGCTCTGCATCATGCCAGAGACGATAGAAATGATTCATACCCTTGGGGGTAGAAACAATAATGATCTTGGTTGATTTACCAGATGAAATTGTAGGGTATACTGAACTGAAGAAATCGTCAGCAATATGATTTGGAACGAACGCAAATTCGTCCAAGAAAATGATATTGAAGGTCATACCCCGAACTGCTGCAGCTGAGGTAGACGCTGCCATAATCTTTGAACCATTCTCTAGTTCAAGACTACCCTTATTCCAAACAAGCACACCCTGCTGCATCCACTTTGGCAGGTTTTCATATGCTGTCTGAAGTCTTGCTAGCAGGTCTCTTGCAGTTGATGCCTTGTTAGCAAGAATACCAATATTGACATTGGCATTGAAGATTGCATAATGAAGAAGATATGATACCGACGTTGTAGACTTACCAGTCTGTCGTGGCATCATACAGATATTAAAACGGTTTGCATGAAACCGTTCAATCAGTTTTTCTTGGAAAGGCCACATCTCAAAAGGAACAAGTCCTTCATCGACGTTTACGATCTTGATGTAGTTCTGAGCGAAGTAAACAGGATCACGTTGACATTTTAAAAACTCTTCAATTTGGTCACTGGTAAACTCAATCTTAGCATTTGCTTTTTTAAGATTGGGATTACCAAGATATACATCATTTACCATTAGCAGTTCCAGGCTCTCAGTGATTTATTGATTCTTGAATTAGGATCGCTTGCTGTCTTCTTAGAAGTCAGTTTCTTTTTCATGCCCTTCATTCGCGCACAAAAGCTTGCTCTACGAGGGTTCCCAACTTTCTTTGAAGGTGCCTTAAGATCGCTTCCTGGGTTCTCGCGCTCATACGACTTCCTTCCCTTTTCGTTGAGTCCACCTTCTTTATTCTTTCCAGCTTTTCTGGTCCATGCTGCTGATTCACTAGTGACTACATCCGCACTCTGACTCCCCTGCTGCATCGCCTTTTTTCTTAGCAGAAGTTTTTGACGATCTAACACCAGTTGCTTTCTTTGAACCATCTGTTGCTGCTTTTTTACGGATGAACCATCGTCACCCTCCACAATGGGACTTTCCTCAACTTCTTCGGGAAGTTGCAAGAAGGGTTCAGATGAATCAAAAGGAACAACAGAGTATGATGTCACTCTGGCACCAGGATAGATCTTGACAATTGCATCCTGAACCTCTGCCTTAGCAGGAACTCTGAGTTCGGGGAAGAATACACGCATTGCCATGTACTTTCCACGGAAAGTGAAAACTACCGAGATTGTTTGACCGTTTTTACGGGGAACAGTAGTAGCCTCACTGACATGTGAATTATCCTGGTCTCCAAGATTCTGTCCATCGACTTCCTCCTTCTTAACGCAGTTGTTATACCGCTTACCAAACATCATTTTGGTTCCTTTCTTCTCATAACCCTTCCAGCACTTTTGACCCTTTTCATTGAGTTCAACAGCGCCTACAGATTCGAGAGCGGCAATTTGTGAGGGAGTGAATCCCTCTTTCTTTGTACTATTACCCCAGTTGGCAGCACCAACCTTACGACACTTGACCAGAGCACCTGATGCATAGGCAGAGGGCCATACACTATAACGAGACTTTACCTTATGGTAGCAGGCATCTTTTGTACCACTACCCTTACCCTTCTTGTCCTTTGCTTCGTCGATTTCTTTTCTACCACTTTCTGGACCCTGTGCATTAGGTCTACCAGTTTTTTTCTTGGCGACAGATCTCTTAGAACCATCAGGATTTCTAAAATCTGAAGGGTAAGTCGCTTCAGAAACTTCTGTTTCCTCTTTTTTCATTTTTCTAGGACTGTCGGTTTTAACGTAAGTTGGTTTTGCTGCACCAGTCTTTTGTTGTTGACCGGGGTCTGCTTTCTTCTTTCTTCTCTGTGCTGAGAGTCTCTCTGCTTTTGTCATGCTTGCTCGCTTTGCAGAAGAAACGCACTTGGGAGTTCCCTCGCCAGGTTCATCACTGGCACATGTGCCACCAGTTACAACGTTGACCCAACCAGATTTTCCGTCTTTTGATTTGGACTTACCAAACCAATCGCGCAATCCTTCTTCGTTCATTTTCTTTTTGCCTTGACAATGAGCTCTCTGGGAAAAACCCTTGGGGTTATTGCAGTCGATTGACTTCTTATATTTGTCGGACCAACCTTTTCCCATTTAATGAAATAGAGTCTCCTTTTATTTATTAGTCACAATCATTGAATGTCTTACCAATCTCTGATCCTAGTTCAGATCCAGCATTCTGTCCAAGCAACAGTGCCCACCCAGATGCCAACCATCCAATATAAGGAATACCACTAACGGCAGGAACAACTAAACCAGCACTAACTGCGGTTCCTGCCATTGCACCTTGTGACCGTGCGCCAGCGTCCGCCCTGATGCACTCTTCGCTTTTTGCAAGGTTCTTTCCCTCGCCGTTGATGGCACCTCCCATATTACGGGTGCCATCCATAGTATATTGATCACTACGATATTCTGTGCGATGCTCTGTAGTTGGTCCAAACAATCCACGCTTATCCTTATCCAAGATCAAAGATCTATGCGATTCTAATACAGCAGGATCATTTGCTTTGTATTCAATTTTATATCCATCTCTAGTTGCCTCTACTTTATAGGAAGAGTAATCACCGGAAGG